CTGCCATAATAACAAGTATTACAGTACGTTGTGTGTTACTCATAGAATTTAATTTATCTACAAATCCCTGAATAGCACTAACAACTCCTCGTATCATCGGCATTAACATTTCTCCGAATGATATAGCTAATTCTTCGAGCTGTGATTTTAATATTGTCAACTGACCTTTCAAGTTATTGTTCATTGTATCAGCCATATTTTTAGCACATCCTGTACTATTATTAATAGCTGTATTCAGTTTTTCAACATCCTTAGGAGCCGCATTAATAACTGACAACATACCAGCTGTAGCTTCTTTACCGAATATAGTAGCGACCGCGCTAGTCTTTTCAGATTCAGATAATCCTCCTAAACTACTACGTAGATTGTCTACCACCTGATTCCATGATTTCATAGAACCATCACTATTAGTAATAGATATTCCATATTTATCCATAGCCTGTTGCATGGCGTTAGTTGGTTTTGCTAAGTTAATCATAGCAGTTTTAAGGGATGTACCCGCCTGAGATCCTTTTACTCCAGCATTAGCCATAAGACCTAAGGATTCTGTAACATCTTCGAGTGAATATCCCATTGCACCGGCTGTAGAAGCGCAGTATTTATAAGATTCTCCCAATAAAGATACATTCGTATTAGCATTACTAGAAGCGGCCGCCATAACGTCAGCCATACGTCCTGATTCTTTTGCTGACAATCCAAACGCTGTCAACCCATCCGTTAATATATCCGATGTTTTTGCTAAGTCCTCGCCTGAGGCACTAGCTAAATTCATTACTCCGGAGACACCTTTTAACATATCTTTGGTTTTCCATCCGGCCATAGCCATATAAGACATTGCGTCGGCACTTTCGGAAGCACTAAATTTTGTTTGCGCTCCCATTTCACGAGCTTTATTTCTCAAAGCTTGTAAATCTTTACCAGTAGCACCAGAAATGGCGGATACATTACTCATGGACGAGTCAAAATCTGCTGTCGTTTTTACCGCCATAGCACCGATCGCGCTAATCGCACCTGTTACAGGTATCATTTTTTGACCAGCGTTTTGTAATTTATCTCCTACATCTTTAATTTTTTCACCATATGCAACAATCTGTTGAACACCGACAGAGCCAAACTTTTTTTGTTGTTCAGTTAGACTTTTTAACTTTTGATTTGTTAAAGCAATCTCTCTTTCAAGATTTCGGTACTCTTCCTCCGTCATTTCAATTTCTCCGGAGTCTACTTTTTTTAATACCTCATTCAGAGCTTCTTGTTTTTTCTTTGTTTCTTCGATGGATTTTTTTAATAAATCCTGTTTTTGTTTTAGAAGAGTAACATTACCGGGATCAAATTTTAAAAGAGTAT